GTGCAGTGCGGGCAATTTTTAAAAAAAAATGAATTTATGATTATTTTTTGATCAGATGTCAACTTTCGGAATTCGGCAACCCTGAAATCTGCCCGCACTGCCCGCACTTTGCCTGGAGGCCTCGAATTTAAAGGGCTAGACCTGCGGGCAATCGCTGCCCGCACTCTGCCCGCACCTTGCCCGCAGATTTTTCTTTACCCAAAAGTCAGGATTTTGGATTTCATCAATCGAGAGCAAAGATTTTCGCGAAAACCATTTGACATAGAAAATGAGATGGGCGATGATTCGTATCAGTGGTCAGCGAGAACGATCACCGAATGGAGGCAAGCATGCGCGATTGGATTTGGTTTCTTGCATGCCTCTACTTCGCGAAGGCTTTGCCAGAGGTCTTCGGGTTGAATGTGACTGCCGAGCGAAATCGGCCAAAACATTTAGCGCTTAATTGCGCAGAGGTTGGGACAGGGAAATGGACCCTGAAACCCATGTAGATCTGGCAAACTTTATTGCGAAAGCCGGCTTACTGGCTTGACACTTCGGAGAGACGGAGCGCTCTTTAAAACTGGAATTGTTATTGCGTGTGTCGCCTACCTGGGAAGACATATTAAGTTATGCGCACGTTCGATTCGCTGCATAGGCGGCACACGAATAACAATTCCCATCTTGCATATGTGGCCAACCGGTAACTGTTAGCTGTGAGTCCTCCTTGTCACGCGCAACTTTATTTGCGGTATTGTTGCAAAGCGCACTACCGGAAATATGCTACGCCTGGGTTGAAATCCCCTGTGTGCCGATAGTCTCGTCGGTGGCGGAAGAGAGATAACAAGTGACCGCATATGCGGTAGTTCGTCTTTATCGGAAACAGCTTTGAGCCAAAGTCAGCATTCTTCAGTAGCTGAATACAAAACTGTTTGCCGATGCAGATGAAGCCGAAATGCCAGATAGACGGACGAGCTTAGGCGTTCCAATGAACGCTGGTGACTGATGGGCGGTTCAACACCTCCAGCTATGACTCCGATCTCAAGTCACTTCGTCTGCACCAAATATCAATTATCACTGGCAGGAGTGATTGCAATGCCCATTACCGTTGATGGTATCGTCATAACAGATTCTCAAATTGCCGATGCGACTGAAGCGCTGAAGCAGATGTCGTATTTCACTTACGGCGAAGTCCAGGCTCAGCTTAAGGCTGCTGGCGCTCAAACTGAAGCGACTTACCGTGGCGCTGATCGACTACTTCAGAAGCTACGCAAGGCCGGCCAGATCTCTTACACTAACGGCAAGTGGGGGTGGTTATGAGTTTTACGCCTGGGCCTTGGGCTATTGCTCATCGGGAGGTTTTTGGTTCTGGCGATGCTGAGGGTTCCGCAAGCATCGTCAAATGGGACGATGATGGCGACGGTTACTCGATAATCTTTGAGAGCGTTGATTATTCAGATCAAGAATCAAAATCAAACGCGAATATCGCATCAATCTCGCCTGAGATTCTTGATGCTCTCGAGAAGCTTGTTCTATTTGTTCCCCCTAAGCCATCTAACGCGATTGCTCTAAACAACGCTTATCGAGTCATCGCCAAAGCTCGCGGCGAGGGGGGTTGAGATGCAGACTTCATCGCTATGCGGAAAACCTGATGACGATGAATCTCGCAGGGAGTGGACCGTAAAGGATTGGTGGCTTCATGTTGGGGCCTGGGAAAACGAACATGGGCAGCTCTGCTTCGGATCGACAATAGCATTCTCTGCCATGCTTACTCAGTTCAGTAGGGTTCAGCAAAAGGCGAGCAAGCAGGATCTGGCGTCAGCCCTGATCAGCCAGCTTTCACTTGTTCGAGGGCGACCAGTCGAATGGGCTGAAGCAATCGAGATCACCGCAACGATTACCGGAATGCCAGAAGCCGAAAAGCAAAGGCTGCTCGATTTGGATTCCTGATTCATCCCCGCCTTAGCCCTCCACCAGCGAGGGCATTTTTTTGCCTTGGATTCGGTGATATAGTGAGTGCTCCTATTGGTCGCGACAGGGCGATTCAAAATGAAATCCAACGTCTTAACTTTCCCAGGTTTTCCGGTTGCCGGAATCGTAACCGCTGCGGCCATTTGTCGTGGCGGCGCGTACGATATTCGCATTGATGGGCGCCAGCTGGTCCGCACTAAGTGCCATGAGGTCGTCTCGCGAAAGCCATCAGAATTGCTTGGCGGGACATTCGTTCGCGATGCAAATGGCGAGTCGTTTCGGCCTGAGGGCTGGGATCCGGTATGACCGTTTATTTTACCGAAGAGCGAAAGGCCGAGATCAAGACCGAGATCTGCGAGCGCGTATCTGACGGCGAGCCTCTGCGTGTTATCTGCCGAGAAGAGGGAATGCCTAGCTGGCGCACTGTGTACCAGTGGAGGGAGGATGATCCCGAGTTCGCTTCCCGCATCGCGCACGCGAGAGAGGTGGGTTTTGATGCGATTGCCGAGGATGCATTGCTGATCGCCAACACGCCATGTCCAGGCCAGACCGTCACCAGTAAAGAATGGGGCGAAGAGATCAAGACCGAGGACATGCTTGGTCATCGCAAGCTGCAGATCGAAACGCGACTCAAGCTGCTGGCTAAGTGGTCGCCAAGGAAGTATGGCGAGCGCATCGACCACACCTCGTCTGACGGCAGCATGAGCCAGAAGCCAACCACCATAGAGCTGGTAGCGCCGAATGACAGCAGTTCGTCTTGAGCTGCCCCCTAAGCTGATACCGGTCTTCAGCGGCTCAGCCCGCTACCGTGGCGCTCATGGTGGGCGCGGTTCTGGCAAGACCCGCACCTTCGCCATGATGACCGCTGTACGCGCTTACATGTTCGCTGAAGCTGGCGTTAGTGGTGTTGTGCTTTGCGCTCGCGAGTACATGAACAGCCTGGAGGACTCCTCGCTTGAGGAGGTCAAGCAGGCCATTCGCAGCGTGCCATGGCTTAATGATTATTTCGACATTGGCGAGAAGTACATTCGCACCAAGAATCGGCGCGTGCATTACGTGTTTGCTGGCATGCGCCACAATCTCGATAGCCTCAAGGGCAAGGCTCGCATCCTGATCGCCTGGGTGGACGAGGCTGAAACGGTTTCCGAAGTCGCCTGGTCGAAACTCAATCCAACTGTCCGCGCTGACAACTCCGAGATTTGGTGTACTTGGAATCCGGAACTTGATGGCTCCCCTACCGATCATCGCTTCCGCAAGCATCTATCCGAGCACGCCAAGATTGTCGAGCTGAATTATTCGGACAACCCATGGTTCCCTGATGTGCTCGATCAAGAGCGCCGCGACGACTACGACCGCCTAGACCCTCAAACTTACGCCTGGATTTGGGATGGCGCCTACCGCGAAAACTCCGACGCCCAAGTGTTCGCGAACAAATATCGGATATCCGAGTTCGAGGTTTCTTCCAAGTGGCACGGCCCTTACAAGGGGCTGGACTTCGGCTTTGCACAGGATCCTACCGCCGCCGTTGTCTGCTGGGTCGATGAGACGAAAGAGCGCCTGTACATCGAGCATGAGGCGGGCAAGGTCGGCCTGGAGTTGGACGATACGAGTGCATTCATTGAGGAGCGCATCGCTGGCTTCGGCAAAGGCGTCATCCGCGCTGATAGCGCCCGTCCTGAGTCGATCAGCTACCTCAAGCGCCATGGCATGCTAGCCATCGAGGGCGTGACCAAATGGCAAGGCTCCGTCGAGGACGGTATTAGCCACATGCGCAGCTACAAGGAGATCGTCATTCATGCCAGGTGCAAGGAGACGATCAAAGAGTTCCGCATGTACAGTTTCAAGGTTGACCGCCTGACCGGCGATATCAAGACTGACGTTGTGGACAAGTGGAACCACTACATTGACGCCATCCGCTATGCGCTCAACCCAATGATCCAGGGCAAAGGCAAAATGAACATCAGCAAAGACGCCATCAGCAAGATCGCTGGTCGGCGCCGCTGAGCTATGCAATACTTCGGCCACTATTTCCATTCCATGTTTGCAGGGGCTGCCAATGGCTAAGGTCGATACGCTCACCATTGAAGTAAGGGTAAATGCGAAGGCAGCCGACAAGCTGGTCGCGCTGATCGAATCGATGGTCCGCAATCGAGCCGTGCTGCCGGGCGAGTGCATCATCGCTCTCGACGCCTTCGCTGCCGATGCCAAAGGCCTCGATAGCCTATTCGTTGTCGCGGACTCCCCTGCTTCGGATGCCAAGGCCAAGTA